CTTCGGTGATCCTGCTGAAGACTGCAACTGCCGCTGTGTCAGCCTTACAAGGGCAAGATGGGCATTGGATGAAGATGAACTTCAGACACTGAAGGACAGGGCAAAGTTCTTTGAACTGGACAAGACCAAGGACTTTGACGATTTCAAAAAAAAATACTTGAATGCAGCCAAAAACATTGAAAATTCTGAAAATAGTGATATAATAAATACGAAGCAGATAAACAGAAAAATCAAAGACGGAATAACTGTTTTGAATCCCATGGACGCATCCAAATATCAGAGACTTAGAGACGGTTTGGAGAAGAAGGGGGTTCATGTCATTCAAGCCCAGGGTGATGACCTGAAATATTTGCAGACACTTGGGGCTGAAGCTTCGTATGGCAATGGCTATGTTATGCACATTGGTGAAGTTCCTTCTGCATCAGGGTTCTTTGAAGAAATCATTCATTCCACACAAGCCAGGATATATGGTGAATTTGTGGACAGTGATCCTGTTGAACTGTATGCAAGAGAAGTTGCGGCAAACAGAATGTTGCTGAAGAACGGAACGGCATACGGCTTTGATGAAACCGATTTTGAAGACATCAGACGAAATCTGGCAAACTGGGAAGAAAAGTTCAAAAATCAGGTTGGTGTGTCTTATGACGAAAGTGATTATTCAAGAGAAATTTAATACATCAATGGGTCTGGTTTTCCGTGTTAAGAATGACCAGGTGTTTAAGGTTGACCAAATTGTTGAGGTTGAGAAGGAAAAATATAAAATCAGTAGGATTATGTTTCCCACAAATCCCAATGATGTTGAATTTGTAAATCTCATAGTTTTAAAAGCATCCTGAAAAGGGTGCTTTTTTATGCCCAAAGCGGTGAGTCCCTACCATAGTGGGAACCTAAAAAAGAGGACTGCTGCCACCTTAACGGCAGCTTTTTTTATGCCTTGAAAGGGGGAATGCCGTTTGATTGTGAAAAAGAGACAGCAGCCACCAAAGGTGTGTTGCAGTAAAAAGCTTTTGGTTGCAGATTATGTGATTCTGGTTCTGCTGCTTGCAGGGTACTTTGTGCCGGGGAATGACAGAACGAACTGGACAATAATTGTGGTTGCCTGGATTGCACAGGTTGCCATTTCAACCGGGGCTTATTACTGGAAGGCCAAGGCTGAAAATCTGGTCAAGATGCCACTGCTTCTTCTGGCACAACTGCCAAAAGACATGCGTGAAAAGTCGGATCCCAACCAAATCATTGCTTCGGTGCTTGGGATAGGAACACATAACAATAACAGCTAAGAAAGGGGAATCACTATGGAACAGATTCTTGACATCATCATCAAACTGGCAGCTGCACTGCTTGCCATTGGTGCCGGATGGCTTGGAAGATATCTGGTCAGGCTGCTGAAGACCAAATTGAATGACAATCAGACTGAAAAGCTTGACTTGTTCATCAGTGAACTGGTTGCAGCTGCTGAACAGATGTATAAAAAGAATGATCCTGATGGAAGTGTCCGTCTGAACTATGTTCAGGACATGCTGATTGAAGCAGGATATGAACTGACTGATGCCGTGGAAGCCTTGATTGAAAGCAAGGTATTCAGCATCAACCTTGTCAACAGAAGTGTAGATGTTGCGGAAGGTCTGCCTGTCCTGGGATTCACTGCGGATCCTGAAGGCGGTGAAGGAAAGTGAACCTGCTCCAATGCATTCTGACTGCCAATGACTGCTATAAGAAAAAGGAAACCATCAAGCCAAAGGGCTTGGTGCTTCATTCCACAGCGGCAAACAACACAAGCCTGAAGCGATATGTTCAGCCACTGAAAACTGACGGCAACTATTCTGCCTTGATTGCCAAGCTTGGCACCAATAACAATGGAAACCACTGGAACAGGGCAAACCTTGAAAAGTGTGTCCATGGTTTCATTGGCAAACTGGCAAACGGAAGCATTGCCACTGTGCAGACACTGCCGTGGAATCACCGTGGATGGCATGCCGGGAAAGGAATTTGGGGTTCTGCCAATGACACCCACATTGGCATTGAAATCTGTGAAGACAACCTGACTGACAAGACATATTTCAACAATGTCTATCAGGAAGCGGTGGATGTTGCGGCCTATCTGTGCAAGCAGTATGGTTGGGATCCACTGGCAGATGGTGTGATTATCTGCCACAGCGAAGCACACAAAAGGGGCATTGCAAGCAATCATGCTGATGTGATGCATTGGTTTCCCAAGCATGGCAAGTCTATGGACACCTTCAGGGCTGATGTGGCAGACAAGCTTGCTGTGAAGACTGGCACGGCAAAGAAGCTTTACCGTGTCCAGGTTGGTGTTTTCTCTTCCAAGGCAAATGCTGAAAGGCTTGCCAAGGAATTGAAGGCAAAGGGCTATTCCGCTGTTATCAAGGAAAGCTGATTTTTTGATAGAAAGGCCACCAATCCCGGTGGCCTTTTTATATTTCATCCGGGGGGATGTGAAACACCTATTTCTAACCTGATGCAACCAGGTGAAAAGCGTATAGAAAGGAAGGCACAAACAATGACAATCGCAGAAATTCTGAAAGCAAGGGGCATTGGTGATGACATCATCAAGGCTGTCCAGGAAGACATGAAGGCCAACAAGATTTTCACTGCATCTGAAGAAAATCTTGACATCCGATATGGGAAGCTGAAGACGGATCATGAGGGTGTCACAAAGCAGCTTGGCGAAGCCAACACACTGATTGAGGAACTGAAGAAGTCCAACAAGGGCAATGAAGGTCTTCAGCAGAAAATCACTGCCTATGAAGGGCAGGTGGCACAGCTTCAGGCCGAACTGGAGCAGACCAAGCTTGATGCAGCCATCAAGGTTGAACTTCTTTCTTCCAAGGCGCTTGATGTGGACTATCTTGCCTTCAAGTTGAAGGAAAAGGGTGAACTTGCCCTTGATGAACATGGAAAGATTAAGGGGTGGGATGACAAGATTGCCGCCCTGAAAACGCAGTTCCCCACACAGTTTGAAGGCACCGGTGCCAAGCGGTATGAGGAACACAAGCTGCCTGACCAGGACACCAAGGGTGACAGCATCACCAAGGAAGCCTTTGCAAAGATGGGCTATCAGGACAGGCTGAAACTTTACAACGACAGTCCTGAAACCTACGCAGAATTAACCAAAAACTAAAAAATGAAAGGATGTTTTATTTATGGCTAACCAGACTACTATGATTGCTGACCTGATCAATCCCCAGGTCATGGCTGACATGATTTCCGCTAAGATTCCTAACAAGCTTGTGGTTGCGCCTTTCGCCAAGGTTGACACCACCCTTGCCGGGAGACCTGGCAACACCATCACTGTTCCCCAGTATGCTTACATTGGTGATGCTGTGGACATTGCCGAGGGCATTGCCGCCGAGACTGTGAAGCTTGAGACTTCCACTACCGAGGTCACTGTCAAGAAGGCAATGAAGGCCGTGGAACTGACTGACGAAGCTGTTCTGTCCGGCTATGGCAATCCTGTTGGCGAAACCAACAGCCAGCTTGCCAAGGCCATTGCTTCCAAGGTTGACAGTGATGCCATGGATGCCCTTCAGGGCGCACAGCTTGTCTATGACGGTTCTGCCGCACAGATCAAGTACACTGGTGTTGTGGATGCCATTGACCTGTTTGACGAGGAAGTGAACACTGACAAGGTGATTTTCGTCCATCCCAAGCAGGTCACGCAGCTTCGCAAGGATGCGGACTTCATTTCCGCTGACAAGTATGATGGCAAGGTGATGATGACTGGCGAGATTGGCAAGATTGCCAACTGCCGTGTTGTGGCTTCCAAGAAGGTTCCCCTGGATGAGGGCGGCAACAACTATCTGTGTCCCATCGTCAAGCTGAACAATGATGCCGAGACTGAGGAAGATGCACCTGCCCTGACCATCTATCTGAAGCGTGACACCAATGTTGAGACTGACCGTGTGAGCCTTGCCAGAAAGACCGACATTTCTGTTGACAAGCACTATGCCGTTGCCCTGTCCAACACTTCCAAGGTTGTTGTAGCTAAGTTCAAGAAGTAAGAAAGGAAGCTGAATTCCTATGATCATGACTGTTGCTGAACTTCGGCACTTCATTGAAACGGACGAAGAAGACCAGGTGCTTGAAGCAAAGCTTCAGGCACTTGAACTTCTTATCAGAGCGCATACCAATAACAACTTCCAGGTCAGAGCATTCAGGGCTGTTGCTGTTTCAATGGCAGATCATGAACTTCTTTGCAATGGCACTGTTCCCTTTGCTGTGGGTGACACTTTGCAAATCACAGAATCTGAATTCATGCCTGATGCACTTGTGACAGTTCAATCTGTGTCCAATGGCACCATCACTGTCAATGAATCCATCTATGATGAATCAGGGATTGTGGTCACAAAGGTCAAATATCCGCAGGATGTCAAAATGGGTGTTGTGAACATGCTGAAGTGGGACATGGACAACCGTGAAAAGGTTGGTGTCCAGTCTGAAAGCATTTCCCGGCATTCTGTGACCTACTATGACCAGACAGGGGCAAACACTGTCATGGGCTATCCTGTGGCACTGGTTGGCTTCCTGAAGCCATACAAGAAGGCCAGGTTTGGAAGGGGCATCAGAGTATGAAGGGAATTGGCGGCAACACCAAGGCAATCATCCAGGTCTTCACAAACACCAAGAATGAAATTGGCGAAACTGTGAAGACCTGGACTGATGTCCAAACTATCAAGGGATGGCTTGACCTGCAATCCGGTGATTCCAGATACACCACCTTCAATGCCAAAATCCAGGAATCCACACACATCTTCATTGCTGACTTTGTGCCACTGGATTCCAGGATCACTGCCGAAGATGCCGGAATGGTCATCAACGGCAAGCGTTATGACATCCTTTTGATTGACAATCCAATGGAACTGCGGAATGGATCCCAACTGGAATTCTATCTGCGTTTCACAGGGGGACAGTGACCATGGCAAAGGTTGAATTCCAAGACTTCAGTGTAAATGTCAAGGCTGCATTAAATGATATATCTATTGCGTGGCTGTATGAAGCATGTGAAGAAGTCAAGTCACAGGCACAGCGCAACTGCAAAATGGATGACGATGAAGGCAAACAACTGAAAGGTTCATATGCCACTTCCATTGACGAATCAGCCGGAGAAGGCAAGATTGGCAGTCCGCTTGAATCAGCCTATTGGGAAGAATGGGGAACTGGTGAGTATGCTGCACACCGTGACGGCAGAAAAGGTTGGTGGGTCTATGTAAAAGACCAGGCACCCATGGGCGGTGGTCACACCTACCAAGATAAAGATGAAGCCATGGCGGTTGCGGCATCCATGAGGGCAGACGGTCTGGATGCCTATGCCACAAACGGCAGAGAACCAAACTACACCCTTGAAAAAGCATTTAATGCGGTCAAGAACAAAGCAAAGGCACGGCTTGAAGCCATGCTGAAGGAAGGAATGAGCGAATGAGCATTGCAGCACTGAAATATGTGTCTGACTTGATGCAAAGCCTTGATATTCCCTATGAGTTCATGCGGTGGAATGACAGGATCCCTGAAGACTACTACTTTGTTGGTGAATACAACGAACTGGCAATGACCACCAAAGAAGAGGATGGAAGGCAAGACACCACATTCATTCTGCGTGGATTCACCAGGAAGTCATGGCTGCTGCTTGAACAGGCCAAGGCTAAAATTGAAGCAAATGCAACACAGACAGCAATCCTTGATGACGGAACAGGGATTGCTGTTTTTTATGAATCCGGGACTGTTGTCCCAACTGGTGATGCTGAACTGAAAAGCATCAAAATCAACTTGAACATCGAAGAATGGAAGGTGATCTGAATATGAGCAAGGAAGGCAAGACTGGTGTGTCCACCAACACACCTAAGAACATCCTTTTTGGCGCAGGTACGATTCACAAGAATCTGAAATATGAGGGTTCTGCCTGGAACTTCGCTGAATCCCTGATGGGTGCCACTTCCGGCGGTTCCAAGCTGTCCATCATTCCTGAAGTCACACCCATTGAGGTTGACGGTGCCTTGGTCAAGGCCAAGGGGCTGACCGTCAAGACTGGCGAGACTGCCACCATGGAAATCAACTTCATTGAACTGACCAAGGACATCATCAAGGCTGCGACCTTTGGCACTGATGGCACTTCCGATGATGCCACCTATGATCTGATTGAATCCAAGGGTCAGATTGCTGAAGGTGACTACTTTGACAACATTGCCTTTGTTGGCAAGACCGTTGCAGGAAAGAATGTCATTGCTATTCTGGACAATGCCCTTTGCACTTCCGGCTTTGAGCAGGAAGGCAAGAACAAGGAAGGCACCATTGGCAAGTACACCTTTGAGTGTCATGCCGAACTGGACAGTGACCTTGACACCCTGCCTTGGCACATCTACTATCCGAAGGCTACGGCCTAACCAATTTTGAAGCACAGGATCACCTTCAATGAAGGTGGTCTTGTGCTTCATTTCATTAAAACTGAAAGGAAAGTTGAACCATGAACGAAATTGACACCAATGCAAAAGCCTATGAACTGCGAAGACTGACCGCAGATGATGTGTTCCCCATGTTCCAGATCATTTCCAAGATTGGCATCAAGGAATTCAAGAAGTGCTTTGAATCCCCTGAAGTCATGCAGATGATCAAGGATGCCGCATCCGGCGAAGACAGCCAGGGTGATGTGCAGACTTCTGTTGGCATGGCGGTGGCTTTTGACCTTGCAGGAATCATTGTGTCCAATCTGGCAAGCTGCAAAAAAGACATCTATCAGTTCCTGGCGCAGCTTTCCGGCATGACCACAAATGACATTGCAGGTCTGCCCATGATGACATTCTTTGAAATGATTGTTGATGTAATCAAGAAGGATGAATTCAAGGATTTTTTTCAGGTTGTTGCGAAGTTGTTAAAGTAAATGACATCAGATTCATGGATGTCCTGTTCCAAAGATATGCAAGCCCAATGGTCATTCTTGACAAGATGATTCTGACAGGGCGGTTCAAAGAATTTGTTCTGGAACTGCTGAAAATCAGAAATGAAGAAATGACCGACAAGGCCAGATGGGATGTGTGGCTGCACAAAATCATTGACATGGACTTCAGTGAATATTTGTCAAAGCTTAATGACAGAACAACAACAGAGGAAATGCCACAGGATGCTGACCTGGAAGCAACCGTGCGGAATTCAATGGGGATCATAAATGGCTTTTGCCCTTCTTAATCAAGAAAGGGGAATACCATGGAACTGTTCAAGTTGCTTGGTACGATTGCCATTGAAAACGATTCAGCAATAAAAGCCCTGGATGATACATCCAAGAAAGCACAAACATCAAGCAGTGAAACACAAGCTGCATTTCAGAAGATTGGGTCTGTTGCAGGAACCATTGCCAAGGGCATTGGCATTGCCGGTGCCGCCCTTGGCGGTGCATGGGTTGCCGCCATTGAGGGATCCAGGGAATACAGAACCGAAATGGGCAAGCTTGACACAGCCTTTGTCACGAACGGTCATTCTTCTGAAGCGGCAAAGCAGACCTATTCTGACTTGAATGCTGTCCTTGGTGACAGCGGACAGGCAGTGGAAGCGGCACAGCACCTGGCGAAGCTGACCGACAATGAAAAGGATCTTCAGACCTGGACAGACATCTGCACAGGTGTCTATGCCACCTTTGGTGAATCCCTGCCCATTGAAGGACTGACTGAAGCTGCCAATGAAACTGCCAAGACTGGCATTCTGACTGGCGGTTTGACAGATGCGCTGAATTGGGCGGGTATCAGTGAAGAAAAGTTCCAGGAAAAGCTTGATGCCTGTTCCAGTGAGCAAGAACGACAGAAGCTAATCATGGACACATTGAACGGCACATATTCCAAGGCTTCTGAACAATATCAGAAGACCAACAAGGATGTCATGGATGCACAGAAAGCCCAGGAAAAGCTGACAGATGCCTTTGCCGAACTTGGCAGGGTGGGTGAACCTATCCTGACAGCTATCAAGGAAAAGGTGGCTGAAATGGTTTCTGCCGCTGTGCCACACATTGAAAACTTCATCCAGAAAGTGAAGGACATATCCAAGTGGGTGAAGGAAAACAAAGACACCATTGACATATGGGTTGCAGTCATCATTGGAGCAGGAATAGCCATTGGCACATTCCTTCTGATCCTGAATTGGGGAACCATCATGACAGCTGCCGCAAATGCCGTGAAGGTGGTCAGGACAGCCATTCTTGGCATGAATGCCGCTATGCTTGCCAATCCCATTGGCTTGATTGTGGCACTGATTGCAGGGCTTGTGGCTGCGTTTATTTATCTTTGGAACAATGTTGAAGGATTCCGAAAGTTCTGGATCAATGCCTGGAAAAAAATCAAGGAAATTGCTTCTGATGCCGGAAAAGCTATTGCAAAATACTTTTCTGAAGCCTGGAAAGGCATCAAAAAAGCCTGGTCTTCTGTGACCAGTTATTTCCAAGGAATTTGGAAGGGCATAACAAAGATTTATTCAAATGTCAAGTCCTGGTTTGCTGACCGATTCCGTCAAGCCTGGAATGGCATCAAGTCCATCTGGAATGGGGCGAAGTCCTTCTTCCGTGGGATTTGGTCATCCATTTCCGGCACCTTTGGAAATGTGGCAGGGTGGTTCCGTGGGAAGTTCCAGTCTGCCTGGTCATCCATCAAGAATGTCTTTTCTGGATGGGGATCCTTCTTCAGCGGATTGTGGTCAAAAATCAAGTCTAAATTCGGATCCATCGGTTCTTCCCTGGGAAAAGCCATGGGCGATTCCGTGAAGTCTGCCCTGAACAAAGTGCTGTCTGCCATTGAAAAAACGATAAACAAAGGCATTGGTCTTATTAACAGTGCCATCAAGCTTGCTAACAAGCTTCCGGGAATCAATGTTGGCACGGTGTCCAAAGTAAGCTTTCCCAGGCTTGCCAAGGGCGGTGTTCTTGAAAAGGGGCAAGTTGGCCTTCTGGAAGGTTCCGGGGCTGAAGCTGTGGTTCCCTTGGAAAACAACCGGGCATGGTTGTCCAAGGTTGCCGAAGACCTGAATGACATCCAACACGGAAATATGCGTTACAACAACAGTGCCAACATTGAAAATGCGTTGGAACGCATTGAAAGCTTGTTAGAAAAACTGACAGGCATGAAAATCTATTTGGACAGCGGTGCCATGGTTGGGGAACTTGTCCCTTCCATTGATGGACGGCTATCCGACAGGTGGAACCACGCAATGCGGGGGAACACCAGATGAAGAACCATTTTCGTGATGTCACGAAGATGGTCTTTTTTCTATCACATTGAAAGGGGTGATAGGCCATGAATCTGTTTAAACTATTTGGAATCATTGCGATTGACAACAACGAAGCAAACAACGGCATTGACGAAACCACAGGCAAGGCATCAAATGCCAGGTCAAAGATTGTTGATTCCTTTAAAAAGATAGGCACTGCGGTTGTCACTTATTTTGCAGCGGACAAAATTATTGACTTCGGCAAGGCTTGTATTGATGCCGCTGCGAATGCACAGGCTATGGAATCGCAGTTTTCACAGGTCTTCGGTGATTTGGAAGGTCAGGCATCTGAAAGCCTATCTGCCATTGCAGACAGTGCCGGAATTGCGGAAAATAGGATGAAGGGAAGCTATACAAAGATAGCGGCCTTCGCCAAAACAACTGGAATGGAAACGGCTGATGCACTGTCACTGGCTGACCGTGCCATGATTGCCGTTGCAGATAGTGCGGCATTTTATGACAGATCCCTGGAAGAAACCACTGAAAGCTTGCAGTCCTTCCTGAAGGGCAACTTTGAAAATGATGCTGCCCTGGGATTGTCCTGCACGGAAACCACCAGGAATGCCGCTGCCAATGAACTGTATGGCAAGTCATTCCAAGAACTGTCTGAATCACAGAAGCAGCTGACATTGCTGAAAATGGTGGAAGATGCCAATGCCCTTTCCGGCGCAATGGGTCAGGCATCCAGAGAATCCGACACCTGGACGAATCAGACAGGAAACCTGAAGCAAGCCTGGACTGACTTCAAGGCGGTGATTGGTGAAAACTTCCTTGGTGTTGCCGTTGATGCAATCAAGAAGGTCACTGGTGTTGTAGAGGAACTGAGCGGCAAGGTGCCGATTGTCATTGAGTGGTTTAAAAACATGTATGACAAGTCATCTGAACATTTCCCGGCTATTCAGAAGACCTTTGAAGATTTGTGGACTGAAGCACAGGCTGTGTGGGAAAGCATTGGCAAGCCCATTTGGGACTTGATTCAATCTGCCGTCAACATTGTCCGTGATGCTTTTTCTGAGCGAATGCCGGAAATCATGGAGTTTGTGTCGCAGTGCTTTGAAGACATCAGCGAATTTTGGGAATACAACCTGAAGCCCTGCTTTGAAGCAATCGGTGACTTCATCGAAAATGTTCTGGCACCAATTTTCAAAGCGGTGTTTGAAACCAGGATCAAGGGAACCATTGATAATGTTTTCAATGCAATCAAAAGGCTTTGGAACAACACACTGAAACCTGTTTTTAAGGGCATCACAGATTTCTTGACTGGTGTGTTCACCTTGAACTGGACACAGGCATGGGATGGAATTGTTGGCATCTTCAAAGGCGCTATCAACCTTATTCCCACGGCACTTGAGACTGTCATCAATACGGCAATCAACCTGGTGAATGGCCTGATTTCTGGAATCAACAAGATTGCAGGTGCTGTTGGTCTTGGTGAAATCAGTTTGATTCCCAATGTATCCCTGCCGAAGCTTGAAAAAGGCGGCATCCTGGAGCGTGGGCAAATTGGTTTATTGGAAGGCACAGGTGCGGAAGCCGTTGTTCCCCTGGATCAAAACAAGGCTTGGATCAATGCCGTTGCAATGGACATGAAGGATGCCCTTGGTGGTTCTGGCACCACACAGCTGCTTGAACGGATCCTGGAAGCGTTGCAATCTATGGATGACGGCATGACAGAAAAAATGATGGATGCCTTTGCTTCCATGCGGTTTGACCTGAACAACCGTGAATTCGCAAGACTTGTAAAGGCGGTGAATTAAATGCTTGAAAAACTGCAATATAAAAACCACCTGAATGAAGTCTTTGAGTTCGGCACCAATGGCAT